CAAGCTAATATAATAAAAATTCTTATATAAGGCATACTTTTCCACTTCAAGAACAAACTTTGCAAAGTCTTTCATAAACTGCTTTACATCTTTACCTGCATTATATACATTTTCTATTGTAGTAATAGCAGTTCCTTTTTCTTTATTCTGTAGAGCAGTTAAGAATAATATAAATGTATTATAATCTTCTGCTCCAATAGTCTTTAACACATTTTCCAATGTTACATCAGGAGATAATGAAAGGCATTTATCAAGAAGTGTAATAGCATCTCTCATGCCTCCGGATGAAACTTTCGCTATGTATTCCAAAGCTTCTGCATTCCAATTATAAGCTCCATCACAGCCACATTCATTAGCTTCCTCACTTTCCATAATAAGTATAGCAGATAATCTATCTGCAATTCCTTCATTACTTATCTTCTGAAAATTGTATCGTTGTACTCTTGAAAGAATTGTTGCGGGTACTTTCTGCGGGTCAGTAGTGCAGAAAATAAAAATTGTAAATTTTGGTGGTTCTTCAAGTGTCTTTAATAATGCTTGCCAGGCTCCGTTTGACAATGAATGGCACTCGTCCACTATAAATATCTTATACTCTGCATCAAGTGGTTTTCTTTTTGCATCTTCTATAATCTGTCTTATGTTATCTACTCCGCTATTACTTGCGGCATCTACTTCAATAGGATTTCCTTTCCCTGCATTTATCATATTAGCAAATATTCTGGCACTTGTAGTTTTACCTGTTCCAGCAGGCCCCGTAAAAAGATAACCATGCTGAAAAGTTTTTGTCTCTAACTGATTCATTAAGATGTCTTTAATTGCACTCTGCTCAGTCATATCCTCGAATACTTTTGGTCGATATTTTACCGCTAATGCTTCTTTAGCCATTATTATAATTCCTCCTTGAATTTTAAATATTCTAAAAATTGTCTTTCATTTAATACATAATAATTTTTTCCACAAGGTTCAAACTGAAAAGCTAATACACCTTCTTCTTTTCCCTGCTCAAATGTCTGTTCTTGCAATTTTTTCATCCAATCTTTTTTTATACTGAATGATTGCTTTACAGACATTGAGGTTTTAGCCTCTATGAAGAATTTATCTGTATGTACATCCCCTCCACCGAATTTTGTTCCACCGGAATTGCTTTGTACTTTACCACCGGTTACTTTTGCAATATGCTGTTCTTGCTTATCTGAAAAATATCTAGTTGTCATCTCGTATTATCCTCCCATTCTCAATTTGTCCTATACTTATTGGGGTATTGGAATCCCACCACGCATTATTGATATGAATTGAGTTATTTATACAACACATAGCCAAATAAAACTGGTCGCTTGTATCGTATTGCTTAGCAATATCCCTTATCTCTTTTACATGCTGTAAAATAAGCATTTCACATTCTTCTCTTGTCATTTTATATTTCCTCCTAAAACTCAAGCTTCTTTCCAAATTGTATTGATTGCAGTGTAGGCTCATTATAGTGACACGATACCTCGGTAATCACTGCAATTACATAATTGTCCTTTATAACATCATCATCTGGGAATGTCTGATTAATAGCCTCAATCAATTCTTTTTTTGTTACTCTTCTTGTAGAGTTACTTGCAATACTTTCCATTTTATATTTCCTCCCATTCTTTTATTGCAGATTTAATTACCCACCCCGTCCAACTTATATCATCTATCTGTTCCATAATGTGATTTAATTTTTCTTTTGCTTCTTCCTCACTTTCTATTCTTATTAGTCCTACTTTTTCACTACACTCTGGTCCTATTCCATATAATTTAGATACCGGATTAAGTAAAACTCTTCCACATACAAGACATTTTGATGTAGGTTCTGCTTTGCCTTGTAAATTCATATAATACATTCCCCTTGTTTCTTTTATAACTTCACCCTGCATAATGCAAAGTGGCATAGGCTTTCCATTATTCCATTTATCTTGAAAATCAAAATTGGCTGTAGCAGGTTCTGTCATATATTTCTTAACAGTGATTTTATATGATTTTCCTACTTCCATCTTTTGAGCTGGTGGACATATATAATCTTCTGTATTTATCTCTTTTCTTTTTCCTTCAAGGATAAACTCAAATGGTTTACCCTCTTCAAAATCCATATTCTGAAATCTATGTATCTGTTTAAATATTTCTTTCATTTCTTTACTCTTTCTTAGTTCCAATATCTATCTGAATCCATTACTTCAAGTGCTTTTTTCAAAGAATCAGCTCTTTCCATTGTTCCATTTACATAAATTATAAATGCTCCAAAATCATCTCTCCAAATATAATTGCCATTATTATCTTCCCATCTATCGTGTCTTACCTGCTTTAATGTTGTATGTGTCATTTTTATGTCCTCCTGTTTATTATGTATTTCTTATTTACAAGTATATTGTAATACATAAAACTATATTTGTCAACAGTTTTTTATAAAAATACATAAAAAAGTTATCAACAATTTAATGTTGATAACTTTCATAAAATGTTGATAACTAAGATTCTTCATTTAATAATTTCTCTAATTTTGAATAGAAATTTGTATAATTATCATTTTCTTTTAGATACTCAACTAACTTGGATTTACCTTGATACTTGCTTAATATTTCACCGGTTTCAATATCAACTAAAGAGAACCATGCCCCGCCTTGTACAACTAATCCCATCTTTATTGCTACATCAACTGCATCTGATACATAGTCAATTCCTTCAAGATATTTCAAAGTGTAAAATCCTACTTTTCTATCAGGTCTGCATACTTTAGATTTCACTAATGCTACATTCACTATATTTCCTGCTGGATTCTCACAAGCTCTTGAAAGATTATTACCTTTTTCATCAATATAATTTCCTTTTCTAAATTCAAGACGAGTACTACAACCATGTCTCCAGCATTTTCCACCTGTAGTAGTAGTTCCACCATAAGGGCTATTCATGTCATCTCTCGCCTGATTTATGCCAATAAAGCTTGTTCGTGTTCTTGAAAGAAGTGGAGTTATCTTTTTAGTAAATTCCGTGAGTGCCATACTTACTCCGCCATATGTTCTTTCTCCTATCTGTTTTTCATTTGCCTGCATTGATACCATAGCACCGATTGAATCTAAAATACCTAGGCTTATTTCTCCACTATCTATTAGTTCTATCGTCATGTTAAAGACTTCTTCTGCTCCCATACTGTCAGGGTCAAGATAGATTATATCGTCACAATTCAATCCTAACTTTGTTGCCCAACAAGAATCAAAGGTATGTTCAATATCTACAAACAACACTTTTTTATCTGGAAACATCTTTTGAGCATTTCCAGCTACATCAATAGCAGTGGTAGTCTTTCCGCTTCCATCTGCTCCATAAAACTCTGCTATTCTCCCAACTGGAATACCCCCATATGTCATATAGTTTAACCTGCATGATGAAAAAGGAATCTTCTGTACTTCCTGAAAATCAACTCCAAGCTGAATATTTCCTACTTTCATTTTCTTATTTAAGTCTTTTATAATTAAATCAAGGTTACTCATTGTTCATTCTCCTGTTCTTTTATTAGACAATAATTGTAAGCCATACAGCCATCACAAGTCTGTCTTTGACATCCTTCCTCTAAATAATCCGCTCCATCTTCCATATATTCTGCTTCGCTCATTCTTCATCACTCCTTTATTTTCATAAATTGTCACGCATTTTTAATTCATTGAGCCATTCAGTTTCATCAATTTCATTCCAATTAACTGCATATTCTTCACCAATTCCAACAGGAATAAAATTACCTCCTAAATCTTCTGCGACTAAACAGGGCGAATAATACATATCAGAATTTACTTCTCCTAATATGTGCATTTTCTTTCCTGTGCTATGTTCATAATGTTTGCCAACTTCAAATATCATTCTTCATCACTCCAATCCAACCTCTGACCACAACCATTACAATAATCCAGTCGATAGTCGTAAAAGACATCACCACAATCTGTTTCTGCGCACTCACCACAGCAGGGACATTTGTAAATCCATTTTCCGTCCCTGACTACTTTCTTCGGCATCTGTTTTTCAAGTGCTTGGATTGCCATTCCATAAGCATTTTCAAAAGAACATCCCCATGAAGTATCACATGGAATTGCTTTGCCAAGTTCATTACAATCATATTTTAGCTCTTCAATAGCTTCATTCTCTGTCATATTATTTTCCTTTCTTTCCGGTTGTAATTAGTGCAAGTATAACAATTGATATTAGCATACTAAATGCGCCTACGATTACACCTAAAGCAAATGGATTTACATACATAACTCTTTTTTCCTCCTTAACTTTAATCTCTTTTTTCTCTGTCATTCTCTTCTGTATACTTTTCTAGCCAATGTTTGTTCAAATCGTTTTGAGTGTTTATTCCTAATAAATCTGAATTGTCAAATATGTTGCCGATAACTTCTACTTCAAGACTGTTAATGTCCCACAAATGCCACTTTGCACCAATTAAAAATACATCTGATTTGACACAAATCCAGGAGAACCGATAATAGTTATTCTGATAAAAGACTGCGTAAAAATTACCATATATATCTCTAACAATGTCATTCTCCCAAATCAGCTTGCCGTTCTTGTCTTTTAAGCCTGTGCATTGGCAGATTGTAGATTCATTATTTATAAAAGCCATTACATTTTTCTTTATATCTCTTATATAAAGTCCATCTGGCTCTTTTACGATATTTCCTATATGCCATTCCTTAAAATGTTTGGCTTTAAATAAATATCTATCTTCCATTGACTTTATCTCCTTTTCTACTTACATATCATTTTCCGTATCATCCATCCATGCTTCAAAATGCATATTCAAATTTTTTACCTTTACATCAATTTGGTTTACATCACCTTCTTGTTTACTCAAGTGATTAGCTATTTCTAACATATTAATGATGATATCTTGTTTAGACATATTTTCTCTTATTTTTTCCATATTTTTTGTCCTTTCTTATGCACCATATCTTTCTAATTCCTCTAGAATTTTCTCAGCTTTAATATTGTGTTCATTACATTTTTCAGACAATAAATTCATTATTGAAAGATAAAATTTTGTTACTGCAAGATGAAACTTAAATCTAACTTCATTCATTTTTATCCTTTTCTTATCTTTTAAATCTGCACATTGGCAAATGGTGGATGCATCAACTTCAATAGCATATATTTCAGCAGTCCACATATTTTCTTCTATATAATGAACTCTTAATAAATTTTCATTATCCTTTATCAGAATTACCTGTTTCCCTTCGATTTCAAAAGGTACTCCTTGCACCCATTCTCCGTTATCAAGTCTTTTTGCCTTGTATAAATATCTGTCCATATTTTCTCCTATTCTGCTTCTGATTGAAGCCAATTAAGTAAATCGCCGTAACTGTCGTGTATTTCCTCTTCTTTCTCTGTGTCAAGATTATAAATCGACTTATAAGGCTCTTCATCCTTTTCAAAATCGCACATGTTATGAAGCCAATCTGCCAGCTCTTCATCCGACATATTCCTTATCCTGTCAGCATTGGTCTGTGTGTCACTTTCCACAATTTCAAAATATTCATCAATGAACTCCAATACAATTTTTAAATTGTATGAGCTGTACCCAATGTTGTAGCCATTCTCACCAACATTTCTGTACTGTACGCTATAATAAGGTTTACTATCTATCATTTCCATGATAATAGACAAGTCGGTTACTCTTTCTTCTTTTACTTTGCTCATTCCAATGCCCTCCACACATCATTAGGTTTATTTATAGTCCACACACTAGGTATTGTGTCTTTAACTAGACACAAACCCTTTTCATTTTCAATTTTCCCAAAAGGACAAGTTAGGCAGTCGTTATCCTCGCACACTGTCTTGATTATTTTCAGCGCAGTTAGAATGCTTTTTGTCTCTACCACTACTCCGTCAACTTCTTTTTTCATTCTTTCCACCTCTCAATTTTTTTCTCGATTTATATGGTCTGTATTCACATTTTCCATTTCTTTTTCCGCAGAAAACATAATCATCATCATTTTTCATATGACAGTGTTGACAAGTTCTGCATTTTTCAAAGAAGTTTTCATCTTCCATCACTGCTCTCCTTATCTGGAAGTTTGGCTAGTTTCCATACTGTACACCTATTGCCACTCCACGATGTTGCTCCATTGTTCCAAACATAAACGCTCCCATTCTCATATTTCGCAAAATATCTTTTAACCCACTCTAAGTTAGCACTGTCTCTTACCAGTATTGGTGTATCAACTGCAACTTTTGACCAGTCAACAGGTGGTTCAACATATTCGCTATTCGCCCATTTTTTTCTTGCACCTCTGCAATCAACATTGCCAAAACTAAATAAACAATTTTTACACGCTAATTTATAGCACGATATCAGCTCTAATGTTGCTTTGTTAACTGCTATTTTGCTACCGCCACAAGCAATATCCAAAATCTGTTCTGCAAATTTCTCTCTATTTGTCATAGTTTTGTACTCCTTTCCCATAATCCGGCATATGTTTGAATCTTTCATATGCCTTATTGTCTCTGTGCCTTTCCATGTAGACTTTTTGCTTATTATCGTTTGAATGCTTTATATGAGCATTCTGTGTACTATCATTATCCCAAGCGTAAACCATTTATTTTTCTCCTCCTATAAATTATCAAATTCATTTTGTAAATATGCTTTCTTTTCCTTTATCCAATCACTAAAGTCTTTCTTTAATTCTTCTGAAGCAAAAGAAGGAATCGTACAATAAGTTAAAGCTTTTATATCCTGCATGATTGCTCCAGCTCTTTGATAATCTTCTTGTATCATGCTAATTCTCCCTCACTATGATTTATATATCTACTATTTGAAAGTTCCATTTCTGTGATTCTTTTATTCATTACTTTTTTTAAGCTATTAAGCATTTCATATCCTGCATCCATTCTCAATTTTACTTTTTTATATGCCCTTGAATATATAGCAAGTGTCATTGTTTCTGCTTGTGATATAAGCTCTGCTTGTGCTGTTTTATCTGCAACTGTCTTTCCTGTTGCTTTTTCTCTTGCTTTTGAATATACTTCCTGTCTTATAGCTTTGCAAGTATCTTCTTTAATACCTAAATCTTCCTGTGCAGAACCTGTGAAATATAATATATTTGCTAATTCTAATATATGCTTCTCTAATGTATCATCAGTTAAAGAGTTATTTTCTTTCAACTCTAATCTAATAACTGACATTTCTACATCAAGTGGCTTACAATAATTATTTACAAGTTTATCGGATATTTCTTTGATTGTATCACTTATATTATCCACTTTTTTCATTATAGATTCAGCAGTTTTTGGTTGTTCGTTATTTACTTTTATTCCTTCTCTACGACTCGCCATTATAATGCCTCCTTCCATATTCCGCAATCAATAATGCCTCTGCCATTCCGTCATGGTCTTTCTTACATCTGTCGGTTGCTTTTAAATTCACATTTGGGAATAATCTCTTGCATACTTCAATAGATGTATTTTTATCAGAAGTACAAGAAAATTCTTTCTTCCATTTCTGCGGTGTAACAAGTTCATAAGGTATTCCGTATGCTCTTAATACGCCTTGAATAAAACCAAAATTCATGCCGAAATTGAAAGTGCTTGATACTCCCTGTTTAGGCATTGCATGAACGTGCTCAAGATAACAGATTACATCATTCTGCCAACATTTTGTACATACTAATCCTAGACTATTTATTAAAACATCATCAGAGTACGGATATGCTTCGCTGTTATTTTTACCATCACCTATGCAAGCTATTCCACCATTCTTTCCTGGGTCAATTCCTATATATATCATTCTATCTCTCCTTATTCCATTCAAATACAGCACTATAATCACCTTCAAAATATTTATAAACACATTGAGTGCAAATCAGCCTATGTCCATGACTTGATACAGAACCTTCTATATTAACTTTTTTACCGCATAAGACACAAGTATGTCTTAATTCGTCACTATACTTTATGCCATATTGTCTAAATATTTTTATATTTTCTTTATTAACTTCTTCATTTATTTTTGGCAATTTGTCAAATAAATCCATAAGAGGAGTGCCATTGAATGTTGTCTTCATTTTTATCCCACCTTTCTGCATATTCCTTTATAAGGGCAATATTTACAATTCTTTGTATCTTCTGTTCGTGGAGGTGCTATCATTCTTTCCACATAACCTTCACATTCACTTATATAGTTCACAAGCCAGTTTTTCATATCCTGAGTTACTTCAAACACTTCCGGTACTTCAAGCATACAGATATCTCTGTTTTCATACATTACAAAAGCTTTATCTAAATCAAGCACAGTACAATAACAGATTACTTGATTGTGATGCTGTTCCAAACAGTGGTCATTCAACTGATTATACTTGAAAGAAACAACATTCTTGAACTCCCAAAGAAAATCCTCATTTGTAGATATCCTTCTTATAATTCCATCGCATCTAAAAGATAAGTTTAATGTAGTATCTATAAGATGTGTTTCTGCTCCTTGTGTTCCTTTTACTATTAAGGATTTACATTTGCCGAACTTCTGTTTTTCTTTAACATATTCAGCAACATCAAGATACTTCCAATCATACCCCATTTTCTGTAAATTCAACAATGCATTTTGTAATGCTTCATGCCGAGCTGTTCCGGTATCTGCCATTCCTGTTGAATTATATTCTACCACTTCTGGGTCTTGTGGTGCTCTTGTACGAGTGAAATACATATTTCTCATACAATGTAAAGAAGATGGTTTATAATAATTGCTTCCAGCCCTTCTTCCTTCTTGTTCAGTTCTCTCAATACAGCTCATAACATCTGCCAGAAACTTCTTATTTGCAGGAAGTTGTGACTGATTGTTATTGATTAGATTTAATAATCGTCTACTCATTTACTTTTCCTTCTCTTAATTCCAATATCTATCTGAATCCATTACTTCAAGAGCTTTCTTCAAAGAATCAGCTCTTTCCATTGTTCCATTTACATAAATTATAAATGCTCCAAAATCATCTCTCCAAATATAATTGCCATTATTATCTTCCCATCTATCGTGTCTTACCTGCTTTAATGTTGTATGTGTCATTTTTATGTCCTCCTGTTTATTATGTATTTCTTATTTACAAGTATATTGTAATACATAAAACTATATTTGTCAACAGTTTTTTATAAAAATACATAAAAAATCCTCCTAGTATTTAAACTAAGAGGATTTTTCCAAGAGGTAAACGCAATGAACGAAAAGAACGGCTAGGAAACCTATCCTAATCTGTCACAGCTTTATTATAATACAGATTAATAATTTTGTAAAGTATATATGCTTATTCAGATTTATTATCTAATTCTTCATCCTCAAGTAATGCTATAACCTGTGTTACTTTTCCACTCTCAATCTTCAAAGCATTTTCATTTCCATAGCAAATCTTCACAGTATCATCCGGATTAGCCTGCAACTGTTCCTTCAACATTGGAATATCTACACAACATACAAATGGTTCAAAGTCCTTGCTTTCTACATAGTTGATAGTCTCTGTTGAAGCATCCTTTTTACTATGAATGTTAATACCTTTTCTTCCGAATGTGAAATATGCTCCATTCTTATCATAAGGCTCAATGAATAATGCAAGTCTATCAAGTACGGAAAGAAGTAAATCCTTTGGTACTTTGCAGGAAGATGTAAATGCCTCATCAAGATAAGCGTTTACCTCGTTAGCTGGGAAATCTTCAATTCCTTCCATCAATGCACCATCAATAATCACATCTTCTGTCACAAACTGAATACTTGTTCTTCCTATAAAAACCACAATATCTTCCTTTGTATTCAACGTCAATAACTGCATCTGCTGAGCGGAAATAAGAATTGGCTGTTCACAATCAAACATCTTAAATCCATTGAATGTGATTACATTTGCATCCGTACTAATAACAGTATCCCCACAATAGTAACCAGTTAAAGCTGGATTTTCTAATGTCTTTGCAAGTGCTGATTTATTGATATTATAAGCCTGCATAACGCTGGAAAGTTTGGTTGTACACTGTACATTTTTATCGTCCATCATCTTAATATCTGGGAATGAAATAAGTCCTTCCTCATCTGAAATTAATGGAATCTTATAAGTTCCATTTGCTTTGACAAAAAGTACATCATCTTTTACAGATAAGTCAATATCTTCGGAAGTTGTTTTTGCAATCAATTTTCCAAACTTATCTGCATCTACTGTGATGTCCATATCGTCCCCAGCTACTTTGTCAATGATAATACAAAGCGTGTTGGTCATATCTGTTGTAAGCAATCTTAATTTTCCATCTGATAGTTTAATACCAATCATTGATGTAATAGGAATAAGATTATTAAATCCAGCTCCCTTGATTGCTTTGTTTACTGCTTCTTTCATTCTACTTGTTACTACTTTCATTTTGTTCCTCCTTTAATTTAAGTTCATTAATGAATAAGCTTCTTTTCTTAATTCAACATTATCATTGAACTCACCTCTTATAGTAGCTGTCCTTGTTTTAGCTCCTCGACTCTTAATACCTCTTGCAGTCATACAACTATGTTCTCCTTGTACAACTACTAATACATCATTTGAACCTGTTGCCATCTGTACAATCTCAGCAATATCTGAACCTATTCTTTCCTGAAGCTGTAGTCGCTTTCCAACCATATCAGCAATACGAGCAAACTTACTTAATCCTAATACTTTGCCATTAGGTATATAAGCAATAGAAACAGTCATATTATACATAAGAGCCAAATGATGTTCACAATAACTAAATATTGGAATATCCTGTACAACAACTAAATCATTATTATCTGTATCAAAGCATTTGCAGAATTTATCTGCAATTTCTGCATTGGTATAATTCATACCTTCAAATACTTCTTCATACATCTTTGCCACTCTTTTTGGTGTATCTACAAGTCCCGGTCTATCTGGGTCATCTCCTAGTGCAATTAATATTTCCTTGATTGCTTTCTCTATTCTTTTCTTATCAATCATTGTTAGACACCTCTCTCATTTGGATTCCATATAATCTTATGTAACTGAATCTGAACTTTACAGTCATACATCTTATGCTTTAATAAATAATCCACTATTTCTTTAGGTTCAATTTCACCGAATACTGGGCTAAAATATATCTGTGCATGTGGATTATATTTCTCAATAACTTGTAATGTTTTATTCAAATCCTCCTGACTACCTACAACGAATTTAAGTACATCATTCCTTGACAGTAATCTAAAGTTATGACAATCCATATGATTTTCCATACCACTTGAAGGGCATTTATAGTCCATTGTAAAGAATAAAAGTGGATTTATTGGAAATTTTCCAATGTACTGTGAACCATTAGTCTCAATATTTACCCAGTAACCTTTTTCTAATAGTATATCAACAAGTTTATTGATACCTGGATGCACAAGAGGTTCTCCACCAGTTATTGTTACTGAATGAATACCACTTCTTTCCACTGCACTAACAATCTGTGGAATACTCATAATTGAATATCCTTCTCCTTCACACCCATATCTTGTATCACAGTATGAGCAATTCAAATTGCATCCAAATAATCTTATAAAGGTGGTAGGTAAGCCAGCTCGCTTACCTTCACCATCAATGCTTTTAAATATTTCTACTACTTTCATTTTTTAATCCTCCACATAAATAGCGATATTGCCTTCGCTCTCTTGAACTTCTACTTTGTAACAATTTCCGACCTCACAGATAGCTGAAACTCTCTTACATATCCATTTTGCCATATTCTCAGCAGTTGGATTAAGAGGATACACAACATCATTAATACAAGCATGGTCTAACTTATTGTGTATCTCTTTTTTAATTTTTGTAAAATCTACAATCATTCCATAATCAGTGAGCTTGTCTGATTTACAATAAACAGTAACTATCCAATTATGTCCATGTAGGTTCTCACACTTGCTGTCATAAGGGAGCTCTAAATGGTGAGCTCCTGCAATTTCCATTCTTTTTGATACATAATACATATTTTTAATCCTCCTCATATTCGATAGGGTCTTCTACACCATTAACTTCAAAAGCATGTTTTCTGTCTATGCACGTACCACATTTACCACAAGCCTTTTCACCACCATGATAGCAACTCCAAGTTAATTCATAAGGTACACCTAAGTCTAAACCGGTCTTCACCACACCTGCTTTATTCATATGAATAAGCGGTCTATTAATATGAATCTTACCATAAGTTCCAATGTTAATTGCTTTATCCATAGCATCTGCAAATTCTGGGGAACAGTCTGCATAAGCTTCACCAGCGGCATCATCTGCATGAGCTCCATAGAACACTTCTACTTCCTCCCCAGGGAAAAGACTATCAGCAAAAGCTGTTGCAATGGATAATAATAATCCATTTCTGAAAGGTACATAAGTACCAACTCTACCCTCTCCATTCTGCTTAATCTGGTCTGCATAACTCATATCTAAGATTTCATCTTTAGAACCTTTAACAAGTGAACAAACTTGTCCAGCATATTTCATAACATTAGATATATCTTCTTCAATATGTCTAACGCCATAATATTCTGCTATCTTCTTAGCACACTGTAGTTCTTTATCATGCTTCTGACCATAATATAAAGAAGCTGTTATAACATTGTCTTTCCCATACTTATTTACTGCTATTGCTACACAAGTTGTTGAATCTACTCCTCCGGAGCTTAATACTAATGCTTTCATATTATTTTGTCCTTTCTAATGATAACTGGTCGAACTGTCTTTTTGTAACCATACATTCATAGCCTGACCCTGGTTTAGCATAATTAGCAAATGGTAATATAGAAATACCACCTCTAGGTAAGAAATTACCTTTTACTTCAATGTACTTAGGGTCCATTAATTTAATAAGGTCCTTCATGATGATATTAGTACAATCTTCATGAAAATCACCATGGTTTCTAAAACTAAATAGATAAAGTTTAAGCGATTTGCTTTCTACCATTCTTTTATCAGGAATATAGTTAATTATTATTTCTGCAAAATCAGGTTGTCCTGTTTTTGGGCATAAGCTTGTAAATTCAGGACATGTAAATGTTACCATATAATCATTATCCTGATGCTTGTTAATAAATGTCTCCAATACAGAAGGGTCATAGTTATATTGATAATGTGTATTCTGATTACCTAATAAACTTACTCCTTCCAATTCTTTTTTGTTTCTTCCTTCCATTAAGAAGTCCTCCTTTATGTTTTAATATTTATTATAAAGGAGCAGGATGTCAGGTTATACATAACTGCTCCTTATAATTTTAATTTAGTGCTTTAATTATATCATCGATATAAGAATCTGAATATTCTATCTTTTTAGTCGAAGCACCTTTGCAATATAGTGTTATGTGTTTTCTAGCAATACCAAGATGAAATAATGCTGGTTTACTATCAGTCTTATATAAACCAGGTGTAGATTTATATGGAATAAAATTCATACCTAAAGCATTTTCAATTTCTGATAATATTTTAGCACGGTCAAATTTAAAGGGTTCTTTAACCTCTTGCGTAATATCAGATATAACTTCATTAGAAGTTTTAAAACTATCATCTGCTTCATCACATTTTTTCCACCATCTTTTTATCGTTGATGAAGAATAAGATAATTGCTTACCTTTTTTATCACCATTTAAAAATTCTATTGTATAAGTTTTAAATTTTTCGTTAAACTCCAATAATTTAATTAATGTTGTATTATCTTTCTTTGATATATAAGTTATCATATCAATTACCTCCGTTATTCTTATGCATTTCTTATTTACAAGTATATTGTAATACATAAAAAGGTATTTGTCAACATTAAAATAATGATTTTTTGAAAGTTTTTATAGGTTTATATTCATAATTATCTGCCCACTGCTTTAAATAAGATATATTTATGCACATTCTTATTTTATAATCAATCATAGCTTCTTCTAACTGATAACCTAATTTTTCAACAAATTGTTCAACATTTTCTCTTGCTTTAATTGGCATATTATTTATATGAGAAGGGTCATTTAACTTATTTTGTGATACCAGTATAATGCCATAAGGTGTCATAATACTACCATTAGCACCCGTCATCAACCAACTTGTACTATCAGCAGAAGTAAAAGGATATTGTTCTAAAATCCATCTGCTGGTCATACCAAAAGCATGAGTTTTCACATTAGGATTTGAACTTTTTTTGATTATATTAAAACATTTATGAATGAATATTTCTTTCTCTTTTGCTGATTTATCATTTGCTGGAGAAATACCTATATAAGAAATATGACTACCATCATCATGAGTATATTCAAGAATATTGTGTAACCACTTAAAATCTTCACCCTGATGAAAAATAGGTAATAATTTATCTCTAGAATTAACTCTATCTTTCATATATAGATAATTTTTCCAACTTAAAGCAGGTGCTTCTAAAATCTGTTCTTTTGTTTTCTGCCTTCCAAATTCACCAGGAATTTTGTCAACCTGTGCAAAAATATGAATATCTTTATCAATAGAATTTATATATTCTATATATTCATCTACATCTAATTCAATTCCTTTTGTATGCACAGAAAAAGCACCAGAATCAATAAAAATATTTCCTTTATATTGAGTTCTTCTACTATGCTTATAATTCTGCCAATTTGATATATTTTTTCTGTCATTTTCCTGGCTAAACAAACGATTGCAATTAAGCTTTACCATCAACTCATCTGCTTCTTTGCATTGCGAACCTGCAAAATATAAATTAAATGCCATTTATTAACTTCCTCCTATTAGCTTTTATTAAATATCTACAAATAGGTCTTTTCTTACCAGGAAGTTCCTCAACTTTTTTAGCTATAGATGACCAAAATAATTCACTAGAAGAATCCTTTACACAAGTGGTTTTTATATCTCTATTATATAATTTTTGAATTTGTTTGACCATATTTGATGCTATATGCAATCCTCTATAAGCTTCGTCTACACAAATAACATTTATAGTTAATTTTGTCATATCTTTTTTTAAAACTGTATATAAACAAAAACCAGCTATATCATTATTTATAATGCAAACCAAACAAGATGATTGCGATATATGTTGTCTTATTTCTGGTGGTAACACTGGACCTAACAATTTTGTATTTTTCTTTGAAATATTATAAATTGTTTCCCATTCATTCATAGTAGCTTGTCTATAATTCATTATTCAATCTTCATCTCCTCTCCATACCAATTGATTGTGTATGAAATATCACACTTGAAAGGAAGTTTAATTAAATGAGTTGGAGCTGTTCTCATAAGATATGAAAGTCTTTCCCCTGCTTCCTTTGCATTTTCAATCGGGCATTCCCCAATGACTTCATCGTGTACCTGTATAAGCAAATGGAAATCAAGCTCTTTCATTCTTTCATCATTATTTATAGCAATCATAGCCAGCTTTGTTATATCTGCCGCTGAACCCTGAACTCTAGCGTTTACACATTGTCTTTCTGCCTGTGCTATAAACCCACCATTATCTTTGATTTTAATTCCTTCTGATAAAGCTTTTTGAATTATATCATTTTTCTTTTTCCATCCAAATGCTTTATCAAGTTGTTTGGTGTAGTTGTCTTTCACTTTCTTAGGAACTTCTGTAGATACCTCACTTCCAAAAGCTAATGGGTCAAAGTTAGTTACTTTTCCACTATAACTAAATTCATATCGTTCTAACTGCATATCGTGTAAATGTCTTCTTCTACCCCACGCAGTAGTAACATATCCCTCAGCTCTCGCCATATTCTGAGAATCTTCAATGAACTTTCCAAGTGCAGGAAATGAAGCTATAACTTTATCATATATGGCTTGTGCCTCCTTTGTAGATACTCCAAGCTGTTCTGCGATTGAAGGAATCTGTCTGCCATACAAAATTCCGAGGACAATACTTTTGGCTTGTGTTCTTCTTTCTTTGCCTGCTGGGTTTACTGTTCCATCTTCCCGAAACTCTTTACACTCTTCATAAGGCTTATGAAATGCAAGTGCGGCAATAGTCGCATAGATATCTTTTCCATTTATAAATGCTTCTTGCATTTTCTTGTCGGCAGATAGATGAGCAGTCACCATTGGCTCTTGCTGACTAAAATCAGAACCTATAAGCACATATCCATCTTGAGCTTTAAACATCTGTCTAATCTCTTTGTTGTGCGAAGGAATATTTTGGAGATTTGGGTCCTGTGAACTGAATCTTCCTGTCTTTGCTCCATACTGATTATAACTTGCATGTACTCTTCCATCGTCAAGAGCAATTTCCGGCATTTTATCAATGTAGGTTCCTAATAATTTTTCCACATTTCTCATGCCTAAAATAGCTTCACATAGATTCTTTTCTTTACCTTGTGCAAAGTGTTTTAAAATATCTTCACCCGTTCCTCTAGGTGCTTTTTTATCTGGGCTTTCCAATCCTAAAATATCATAGAATAATATAGCCAACTGTGTAGGACTTGATAATGATATAGGGTCAGATAGTTTACTGGCATTACTGGATACTTTTGTATGTCCATACTTTTTACCTTTGTTTGTCTGTGAATTTGAATATTCAGTAGAGCCGTCTGGGTAAGTATTAGAATAAGTTGCACCCATTCTATAATTATCAATTTCATCTTTATACATTGCCAAGGCTTCATCAGCTTGTCTTTTTCTTTCTTCTCTTATCTTATGATATTTTTCATGTAAGTTTTTACATACATCAAAATCCAAGCATACCCCTCTATCTTCCATATCTGCTACAACTGATATAAGCGGCATTTCAATATTCTTGAATACATTATAAGGTCCAGCTAATACTCGCCTGTTTAATAATGTCTTTTGATACTCATATAATTCGTATGTCTTAATTGGGTCACCTGCCGCATATAAATATGCAGTTGATATTGGAATATTATCGAAAGTAACTCCATTAAATAAAGAATCAAAGGTCAATGATTCTGTATCTTTGCTATCACAATATTTAAGATGTAAATCTTTCAATCTGTGACTTTCTTCTTCATCTATACAGTATGCCGCTAGCATTGTATCCCAATAAGGCTTGAAATCTATTCCAAGTGTTTTCCGACATACACGAATATCATACTTAGCATTATGAAAAATCCATCTAATATCATTATGAAACTCTTTCATAATCTCTGATACTGTCTGCTCATCTAACTGGTCTTTAGTTCTTACACCTGTTATATATGATTTATGATTGATTGGAATATATGCCGCTTTTTGTCCTGGTGTATAAATACATCCACCAACTATATTTACAAGTAACGGATTTAATCCTGTTGTCTCTGTATCTAATGCACCTTCTCCAACTTGCTTCATTTCTTTCATGTATTCATATAATTGGTCAGGTTCTCTAATAAGAATATAATCATCCTTATGAATTGCTAATTTCTGATTAGCAATAGCAACAATAGATTGTATTTGAGCGGCTAGATTATTTCCGCCGCTCCTAATACTTGTTCTTGTTGTTACTGTTTTAGATTTTTTGATTATATTCTTATCATTGCTTTTTGGTCTTGCAAATGATAATGCCATATAATCCTCCTTACATACCAGCTCGTCTGCTTGTTGCTCTGCTTGCTCCTCTTCTTGATGGAAGTGGTTCAGTGTTTCTGCGTCTTACCTGTGTATTATCCTCATTTTCGTTATTATCTGCATCTGGAAAACTTCCTGTATCAAGATACTCCTGCATTTCATCAGCTGTCTTATCCATAATATACCCACCTAAAAACTCAGGCTTTTCATACTGTGATACATCAATAGGCTCTTCCGGTGATAACTGTATATCATAAGTTGTTTTCTTATCACCTTTTTTACCATTTCTTATAATGTCTACTGGTCGCTCTGTCATATCTCCCCAACGATTTATAAAATTCTTAATCTTTGGAATAAATGTCTTTCCACGATTCCAAATCTTAATCTTTCCGTCCTGCTGGTCAACCATTGATAGCATCATAATGACTTTAGTTTTAAGTCCTGCTTGACAGAATGGACATACATCTAATGGGTCATCATAATTTCTTAGGCAAGAAACTAGTCTTGTCTTAGGATTTCCATTATCATACTTTCCAACCTCAACCTCGTGACAGTTGAATATATCAACATCATCCATATCATGTACAAGTAATTGCACTGTTGCACAATCCCCATCATTTTCAAGCTTTAGAAACTCAGTGTCTAAACTGTTTCCATACTTGTCTACTTCGTCATAGTTAATTCTTCCCATACTTCTTTTTTCCTTTCTTATTGGTGTTAGTTGTTTTAGTTTTTGAATGAACAACCTCCAGAACATTCATTATAAGCCCATAAACGCAACCACTTATATTCCATTTTGACAGTATTCCCAGCTTTATTTCTGCCTATCCCAATGAACGCATTCCATATCCGGTCCTTTTTCTTTCGTCTGCCAGGATATAACAGCCCTTGTTGGATTCGAACCAACGAATGCGAGAATCAAACTCTCGTGCCTTACCACTTGGCGAAAGGGTTATAAGGAATGTAATTTATGAGTATATAGCTTATATACAGTTTCAACTCTTGATATACTCTACATTCCTTTAGATGAGTGAGTGGGAATCGAACCCACGAAGTATTGAATGTTCACTGCAGTTATTCATTCACCAGCTTTCTTTGTTTTGCCTGCTTTAGCCTCTTGCATATCACTCACATATATTAGTGTTTATATGTGTTATCGCTTCACAAAGCTACTCGTTCTATATTCTTTATTTATATTATTTATTATGGCTCATCTCTTATGCCGTATGGGCTAATCCGCCTCATGTAAGTATCCTCCTTTTATTATTTTATAAAATAGTGTTTTATGTGTTATCGCTTCACAAGTGATTATTTTCTATTCAGGAACTACCAAGTCATCAATTAGTTTGTCCAACAGTTCATCAATTTCATAATCTTCCATATTTCTTATATCTCTTCCAAAGTGTTCACATACTATCTTTTGCTGTTCAAAGGTAAATATGAATTGTCTATCACCTTCTCCTGTTACTTGAATGTCTTCTGAATTTCTTGATTCTTTCATATCTTTGTCCTC